TCGTACTGGTGCTCAAATACTATTTCATACTAGTGAAGATCTAATTTATATTACTAATAGTAGGGGCACTAGTTGGATAGAAATGACAAGTGATGGCAAAATAGATGTGTATGCTCAAGACAGTATTAGCATGCATACAGATGCTGACTTTAATTTTTTAGCAGGAAGAGATATTAATTTAGAAGCTGTGAGAAATATTAATATTAAAGCTGGTGGAGATCATCAGTTAGAAGTTGTAGGCAATAAAACAATAATTGTAACTGGTAATAGAACAATTAGTGTTAAAGGCACACATGACGAAACTATTATTGGAGCAACAAATTTATCTATTCAAGGCGACTATAATCAATTGCTAAATGGTGCTTTAGGAATCACAGTGGCTAATGATATTAATATTAATACTGCCGGTGGTACAGCTATTACTACTGCTAAAGATCTTAATATTAATACCACTGGCGGTAATAATTTGACAGCAGGCGGAAAAAGTAATTTTAATAGTGGTGGTCAACAATTATTTACGGCAGGAGGAAGCACAGAAATATCAAGCTCTGGCACTAATATTAATGGTGGTAATATTAATTTAAATAGTGGTAGCGCCGCGTCTGCTGACAAAGCCACAGAAGCAACTAAAACATCTAAAGCTACTTTACCAGTTGCTTTAGCAGTATATCCTAATCCAACTGAAACAGACGGAACTACTCTTAATAGTATTATGTTGCGTGTACCTACGACAGAACCTTATCCGCATCATGAAAATTTAAATCCTACACTATTTAAAACTAGTAAGACAGATATTGCAGCCGCAAATAGTGCGGCACAATCACAAGTTAATTCAGGATCATAAAATGAGTATATTTTCCAGAGTTAGTGCAGATCTTAGTGATCTAAAAAAACTTGCCAGCGTTGCTCATCTTGGTAATGGCATCAGTATAGCATCTGTCAAATCTTTATTGAGCAGTGCAAAAGGTATTGCAGGAGTTGCCGCTGGTATTGCAGGAGTTGTTTCAGTTGCAAAAGGAATAAGCGGAGCAGGTTTAACTAGCGGAGTAGCCCCTGCACCAATTGTTTTACCCACAGTGACTTTAAGTTTAACGCCAATAGTAGCAACGTGGGGAAATAGATTTTCTCCGCAATGGACTAGTACAGGTCCTGTTTCTATTGGAGTGTTAGAGTTTAAATGGGACGGCGGTGATATAACAGTGCCAGGCAACTCACCAACAGGTACTCCATCTTTTGATTCGACCGGAAATGGAGCTATATCTAATCCAGCAAATAATTCGGCGCATTTGACAGATGCTAATGGAATTTATGTCCTTTACACTATGACAGTATCTAGCTATTCATACGCACCATATGGGTTGCTAGGGCAAGCTAGTGCTGAAATAAAACTTTATGCACCATAACATATCGGAGCAAATATGGCAGACACTTTAACTCCTAGTATAGATCCAGTAATTGGAACTGCAATCGAAGTTCCTAAACAATATTGGAAAGCCTATTCAACAGCTATGGATACGTTTGATCGTCCACCGCCTCCAGCAAGCCCGGAAGAACAGCAAACAGATGATACACAAGCATGGCAGACATCAGCCTAAGGAATATGTATGACTTCAAATAATAATTTATATGATAAAATTGTATTGCCAGCAGTTAATACTTTAACTAGCAATATGACAAAAATGTACAAAGGGTTTAGCACAGTAAGTGCTAATACTGAAAATTATAATCTCTATGATTTTGAATTAATTAAGCAAGATATTTTAAATCATTTTTATACAAGACAGGGTGAACGTCTTATGAATCCTAGTTTTGGATGTGTAATATGGGATTTATTATTTGAGCCTCTTACCGAGCAAGTTAAGGGCGTTATACTACAAAATGTTAATACAATAGTTAATTATGACCCTCGTGTCAAATCTGAAAATGTTACGGTAACTGCCTATGATACAGGAATTCAAGTACAACTAACCTTGCTTTTTGTGCCCTACAACCTACAACAAACAATGCAACTGTCATTTGATCAAGCTAATAATCTAGTAGTGCAATAAACAGCGCACATAATTGTTACAAATAAATACAATACTAGGACTACTAAATGAGCTCAACTGACAGACAAAATAACTTGTTAATTAATCAAGACTGGAAAAAGATTTATCAGTCTTTTAAAAATGCAGACTTTCAAAGTTATGATTTTGAAAATCTACGCAGAACTATGATTACATATCTGCGTACAAATTATCCAGAAGATTTTAACGATTATATTGAAAGTTCGGAGTACCTAGCACTAGTAGATCTAGTAGCATTTGTTGGACAAAGTGTTGCATTTCGAGTAGATTTAAATGCACGTGAAAACTTTTTAGAGCTAGCAGAACGCAGAGATAGCGTCTTACGTCTTGCAAGATTAATCAGTTATAATGCTAAACGTAATATTCCTGCCCAGGGTTTATTAAAATTTACCACAGTAAAAACAACAGAAACGGTAGTTGACAGTAACGGCAGAAACTTAGCTAATCAAGTTGTAACTTGGAACGATCCGGCAAATCCTAATTGGAATGATCAATTTATTAAAATAATAAATGCCGCAATGCCGTCTACTCAGCAATTTGGAAATCCATCAGCTAAAGATACAATTTATGGAATTCCTACAAGTCAATATCGTTTCCAAGGTACAAATACTGGCATTCCAATTTATGCGTTCACTAAATCTGTAGCCGGTCGCACGATGAATTTTGAAATTACAAGTACAACATTTAGCGGACAAGCATACATTTACGAAGAAACTCCAAAAGTTGGAAACAATCTTGCTTGCATTTACAGAGATGATGGTAAAGGAGCAGGTAGTAACAGTAATGGATTTTTTCTTAATTTTACACAAGGTACATTAACTGTAGGATCATTTACAGTTACACATCCTACTAGCAACGAAAGCGTTGATATTAATACAACTAACATTAATAATAATGATGTATGGTTATACAGATTAGATCAAAATGGAGCTGAGTCTGAATTATGGACACAAGTTCCTACGACTGCTGGAAACAATATTATCTATAATAGTTTGAATAAAAGCATTAAGAATATCTATAGTGTTGTAAGCAGAGCAAGCGATGCTGTTAGTCTAGCTTTTAGTGATGGTACTTTTGGAAATTTACCATTAGGTGATTTTAGAACATATTATAGAGTTAGCAATGGCTTATCATATGTAATCAATCCTGCAGATATTAGAAATGTATCTATATCTATTCCTTATATTAGCAGAAAAGGTCAAACAGAATCGTTGACCATAACAATGAATTTACAAACAAGTGTTGCAAATTCTGCTGTAGCAGAAACAAATGCTAGTATCAAAGCCAACGCTCCTCAAACTTATTATACGCAGAATAGGATGATAACAGCTGAAGATTATAACATCAGTCCGTTATCGGTTACTCAACAAGTTGCTAAAGTTAAAAGTATTAACAGATCAAGTAGCGGTATTAGTCGATACTTTGATCTTAAAGATCCTACAGGAAAATATAGCTCAACTAATTTGTATGCTAATGATGGTGTCTTGTATCAAGATCCATACATTCAATTAACTACATTTCAATATAACACAAAATCAGATATTGATGGTGTTATATATAATACAGTTTATGATTTATTACAATCGATTGATTTAAGAAATTTTTATTATAATAATTTTATAAATTTCTTAACTACTAGTCTTAATATTAGTTGGTATCAAACTAGTGCTACTAGTTCTTCTAGCAATGGCTATATTGGAAATGTAGTAGATGCATCTCCATTTCCAGTAGGAAGTTATACTGCAACTGATCTTAAATATTTAACTCCAGGTGCATTAGTTAAATTTGTCGCACCTGCTGGCTATTATTTTGATAAAACACAATCAAATAAATTAGTCTACGGCACTGTTGGTGCATTAGGTAGCGCAAGTTATATATGGGCAGAAGTAGTAAATGTTGTTGGTAACGGAATCCCATCTACTGCATATCCTGGCCCGATTACATTTAGTGTAGTAGTTCCTAATACTTCTATTATTACGCAAATTATTCCTAAATTTACCACGACACTTAGTTCTAGCGTTATAACCACAGTTATTGATTTAATTTTTAGTAATCGTGCATTTGGATTAAGATATGATGGCCCGACACAAACATGGCAAATTATTTTTGAAACTAATCTTGACCAGACTTCGTTGTTTAATTTAGGTAAACAAGGCGATGTATCTAACACTAAACAAGATTCTAGTTGGATGCTATTGTTTACAACTGATAACGAAACATATACAATTACTACAAGATTGCTAAGATATATTTTTGAAAGTGATGAAGAATTAACATTTTATTTTAATGATAATGTGACAATTTATGATTCCACCACAAATTCAACTGTTAGGGATCAAATTAAAATTTTAAATATCAATCATCAACCAGGATTGACTACATCTTTTACGGAAGACTATCCTTGGGATGTTACATCATCATATAGCGGACTCGATGGTTATGTTGATAATACAAAAATTGTTGTATCTTTTAGCGATTCAAACTATAATGGTATAGTGGATAATCCGCAGTTATTTTTAGACATTGTTAATCCTACGACAGCTCCTTTAACAAAATATATTATTCAACAACGTTATATAATTTCTACAGGACAAGAAGATTATAGATATGTTGATAACAGTAGTAATATTGTTATTATACTAAGTTCAGAAAGTGCGCTAGGAGCATATAACCAGTATACAGATGGACAATATTTTTACTTTACTTCTACTGGAGTAGTAAAACAGCTGACTTTAGCAACTTCTGCACTAGTACCAACATTAGATTATAAAGTGTTTGTCGGTAGAGATAAACTTAAATTCCAGTATACCCATAGTGCGGATTTTGAAAGTAGAATTGATCCAGGCTCAAGTAACATAATGGATGTTTATATATTAACTAAAGATTATGATACCGCATATAGACAATGGGTTGATGGAGCAACTTCAATAAAACCTTTGCCTCCAAGCTCTGACGAAATTAATAATCTTATAGGATCGTCATTGGATCTTATTAAACCGATATCAGATGAAATAATATATCATCCGGTAACTTATAGATCTTTATTTGGGCCCGATGCAAGTCCAGAATTGCAAGCAACATTTAAAGTTACAAAAAATATAAATTCTGTAGTATCGGATAATGATATACAGTCTAGAATTATTACAGCGATTAATCAATTTTTTACATTAGATAATTGGAATTTTGGAGACACATTCTATTTTACAGAATTGTCTACTTATATTATGAATCAACTGACACCTGATATAACAAATTTTATAATTGTTCCTATTCAAAGTAATGCTTATTTTGGCAGCTTATTTGAAATATCATGCCCAAGCGACCAGATCTTTATTAGTACTGCAACTGTTTCTAACATACAAGTTATTACAAGTATCACCAGCGGCAATATTAAATCAGTGACCGGCTCGGCACTTTCTTCAATATCTTCACAGACTATAACTAGCGCAACATACGGAAATTTAAATGGCTGATCTTACCAACCCATACGGCGATAAAAAAAATCTATCATCAGATTTATTACCAAACGTTTACAAAACTGATGCTAATAAAAGATTTTTACAAGCTACCATCGACCAGCTAACACAACCTGGTGTTGTTAAAAAAGTTAACGGCTACGTTGGTAGAGAAAATGCTAAAGCAACGACCGGTTCTGATATTTTTTTACAAGCCGCTAGTCAAGATAGACAAAATTATCAACTTGAACCTAGTTTCACTATTAATGATCCACTAGGCAATAATATCTTTTTTAAAGATTATATCGATTATATTAATCAATTAAATGTGTTTGAAGCCAATGTTTCAAACCATAGTCGATTGAATAAGCAAGAATTTTATAGTTGGGATCCACATATTGATTGGGATAAATTTGTTAATTTCCAAAACTATTATTGGTTACCGTACGGACCCGAGACTATTAGAATTTACGGACATAAACTAAATGTCAACAGCACTTATACTGTTGATTTAAAATTAGAAGCTTCAAATAATCAATTAGTGTTCACGCCTGACGGGCTAACACCCAATCCTTCTATAAAGTTATATAGAGGACAAACATACACATTTAATATTAATAGTGTAGGAGATCCAATTAGTATCCGAGTAGCTCGATCTTTAGTAAACACCGATTTATATAATACTGGAGTTACTAGTCAATCGGTGCAATCTGGATCAATAGTGTTCCAAGTTCCACTAGATGCGCCTAGCATCTTATATTATCAAAGCGATCGCAATTTAAGTTTAGGCGGTGTGTTTGAAATATTATCAATAGAAGACGATACTTATATTGATGTTCAAAATGAATTATTAGGAAAAGCATCATATACTTTATCAGACGGCACTAAACTTAGTAATGGTATGAAAGTATCATTTGGTGGCAATGTGACACCGGCTAGCTATGCAACTGGGGAGTATTATGTTGAGGGTGTTGGTACTGCTATAACACTAACAAATAAAGAAGTGTTAGAAGTTACCAGTGTATATACTATTGAACAAACTATTTTATTTGATAGCGATTTATTTGATAGCAATGCGTTTAGCGATACAACAGCGTTTGCTCAATTAAAAGATTATATCACTATTAATCGAGCAAGTGTTGATTATAATCCATGGAGCCGATACAATCGATGGTTTCACAAAGATGTAATTAATGCAAGTGCCACATTTAACGGACATGTATCGAGTACCGATCAAACTCTAAGAGCAGTACGTCCTATTATAGAATTTCAACCTAACTTAAAATTATTTAATTTTGGTACTACTGCAATTGGCGATATTGATTTAATTGATAATTTTACAAAAGATGTATTTTCTACAATCGAAGGCAGTCACGGATATAGTATAGATGGTGTTCCACTAAGCGAAGGCCAAAAGATATTGTTTACAGCAGATACAGATCGTCTCGTAAAAAACAATATATATCAAGTTAAATTTGTGGATGTGTTACATTTAAATACTAACAGCAAACAAATTCATTTAGTAGAACTAGCACAACCTTTAGAAAACCAAGTAGTTTTAATTAAAACTGGATCAGTAAATCAAGGATTAATGTATTGGTACGATGGCACAACTTGGATTAAAACGCAGACTAAAACTAAAACTAATCAGCCGCCGTTGTTTGATATAGTAGATTCTAATGGTATTAGTTTTGGAAATTTATCAACTTATGATGGGTCGACTTTTGCCGGAACTGAATTATTTTCTTATAAAATTGCATCTAGCGGAGCAACAGATCCGTATTTAAGATTTGCTTTAAGTTATAAAAACATTTCAAATATTGGAGATATTTCTTTTAATTTTAATCTAAATTCAGATACATTTAGATATAAAAATGAAATAACTTTAGTTACTATTCCTATTAATACTGGATTTTTAAGTCATACTCTTTATTCAGGAGAAGTAGAGTATCTTAATGGTTGGCAAATTTGTAATTCAACTACAGTTCAAGCGTCTATTAGAATTTATAAAAATTCTAATTTAACAAATAATTTTAATATAGATATATTTGATGATATTTCAAACTTAAATGATCTACAAATAAAAGTATATGTTAACGGAATTTTCTTAAGTAATAATTCTTATACAATAGTTACAGGTCCGTTCTATAAAACAATACAACTGAATACACCTATAGCTTTAACTGATGTATTAACAATTAAAGCGTATGCATCTCAACCAATTAATTCTAATGGATATTATGAAATCCCTGTTAACTTGCAAAATAATCCGTTAAACGATCAGCTAACAGACTTTACACTTGGCGAAGTATTAGACCATGTTAACTCTATTGTTGAACATATTCCAGATTCTTCTTATACTAACATTAGAGATTTAGGTAATATTACACAATATGGTACCAAGTTTGTACAACATAGTGCTCCAGCAAGTTTAAATGTATATCATATCACTAACCAAACAAATAATGTTATTAGAGCTATTGAAAAAAGTAGAGATGATTATATTAAATTTAAAAAAACATTTATATCAATTGCAGAATCACTTAACACTTCTGATACTCCTCGCAAACAAGTTGACGAAATTTTAAAAATTATTAATTCTGATAAAACAAATTCTCAACCATACTATTTTAGTGATATGGCGCCCTATGGTAGCAGTGTGGAAACAGTAATTACTGTAATTGATTATAGAATACAAATTTATCCATTAAACAACGCATTTAGTTTAGATACTTTAACACCCAATGCAGTTGGGGTTTATGTAAATGATGTGCAGTTAATATATGGTAGAGATTATTTGTTTAACACACAAGGGTTTGTTACAATAACTTTTGCGTTGACAAATGGAGATGTTATTTCTATCTATGAATATGAAAGTACAGACGGATGCTTTATTCCAGAAACACCGACAAAACTTGGAATTTATCCAAAATTTACTCCTCAGATATATCTAGACACATCGTTCATTACGCCTAATACAATAATCCAAGGACACGATGGAAGCCAGATTTTGGCTTATGGAGATTACAGAGATGATGTTATTTTAGAATTAGAAAAACGAATCTTTAACAATATCAAAGTTGCATACAATACTGATATTTACGATATTGCTGACATTTATCCAAGTTATACTAGACCTAATGATTATTCTTTAGCAGAATTTAATCAAGTCTTAGCTCCTAATTTTTATAAATGGTTACTATTAGTCGATACTGACTACACTAAAAATCCCTCTTATGATTCTAACAATCCTCTTACTTATAATTATAGAGGATTAAGCTCTCCATCCGGTACAGATGTTCCGGGTTATTGGAGAGGAGTGTACAAATATTTTTACGATACTGATAGACCAAATATTTGTCCTTGGGAAATGTTAGGATTTACAATTGAGCCAAGTTGGTGGACTTCAGTATACGGACCAAGTCCGTATACTAGCAATAATCTTGTAATGTGGACTGACATTGCTAACGGAATTATTAAAGGAGATGGTACATCTCTAAGCACAGTTAATTTTAAATATAAAAAATCTTATCTTGTAAATCATATTCCAGTTGATGAGGATGGAAATCTAATTAGTCCAGCTCAAGCTGGTATAGTAAGTGGTACTATAACAAATCAAACAGCTTCAAGTTTTATATTTGGAGATGTTGGCCCAGTAGAATCTGCATGGCGTAGAAGTAGTCATTATCCTTTTAGTATATTACTAACTAGTTTATTATTGACTCCTGCAAAAACATTTGGAGTATTATTGGACAGATCGAGAATTGTAAGAAATATAGCTGGTCAGCTAATTTATTCGCCTACGGGTTTAAGAATTCGTCCTACAGATGTAGTCTTGCCTAGCGTTACAACTAGCAACACTCGAGTGCAAACTTCTGGTATTATAAATTATATTATAAATTATATTTTAAGTGATACTACTACTTTATATTCTGCCTATGTTTATGATTTAACTAATATTCAAACGCAGATTAGTCATCGTGTAGGAGCGTTCACTAGCAAAGAAAAATTTAATTTAATTCTAGATAGTAAGACTCCTCTAAGTACAGGAAGCGTATTTGTTCCTCAAGAAGATTATAGCATTATTTTAAATAAATCTAGTCCTATTAAATCAATTTCTTACAGTGGTGTAGTTATAACAAAACTTACAAACGGATTTGAAGTTAAAGGTTATAACAGAACTCAGCCTTATTTTGTGTATTATCCTTATTTGCAATCTGGAGCAACAGTTACTATTGGTGGAATAACTGAAGCTTTTACGGTATGGACAGAAAATGAAAACTACGTGGCAGGTAAAATTGTAAAATATATTAATCAATATTATCAAGTTAGAACATCTCATTTGTCGACAACTGTTTTCCAACCACAATACTTTACAGCTATAGGTAGCGTTCCTATTATCGGCGGCAAGGCCGCAATATTTAGAAAAACATGGGATAGAACTGCACCAATAACAGTTCCTTACGGATCAGAATTTTCAACAATACAAGATGTAGTAGATTTTCTTTTAGGATACGGAGAGTATTTAAAAGATCAAGGATTTATCTTTGACGAATTTAATAGTAATTTAAATGCCGTTACCAATTGGGAAACTAGCGCCAAAGAATTTTTATTCTGGACTACACAAAACTGGAGTACAGGACAAGATAAGTGGGACGACTGGTTGCCAAATAAATCATTTGTCTATAATGATATTGTAAGATATAACGGAGAATATTATAAAGCTATTAGTAATGTTTTACCAGATGTTAACTTCCAATCAAAGAATTTTGTAAAATTAGATGGGCTAAGTTCTATAGGAAGTTCTGTAATAAGTCTAAGCCCAGCGGCAGATAAGATAATTTTTAACACTCCGTTGAGTGTAGTAGACGATATTAGAAATCAATTTAACGGATATGAAATTTATAAAGTAGATGGCACGCCATTAGAAGCAATTTTTATAAATTCTTACAGATCTGATAATGCAGTAAGCTATAGCCCACGAACAGCTGATGGAATATACGGAGCAACATTTTACTTAATACAGCATGAGCATGTAGTATTGTTGAATAATACTACAATGTTTAATGATACAATATATAATCCTCCCACAGGTTATAAACAAGACAGAATTAAAGTATCTGGATATGTTAGTATAGATTGGTATGGCGGATTTGATATACCTGGATTCATTTTAGACTTAGCTAAAATTACAGAATGGTCAGAATGGACTGATTATGATTTAGGTGATATTGTAAAGCATAAAGAATTTTATTATACTGCCAGCAAATTTTTAGCAGGGACTGCAACCTTTGTCGACAGTGATTGGATTAAATTAGACTCTAAACCTAGCACACAACTGTTGCCAAATTGGACGTACAAAGCTGGACAGTTTACAGATTTTTATAGTCTTGACAGCGATAATTTTGATTCTAAACAACAACAAGTAGCCCAACATTTAATTGGATACCAAAAACGTCAATATCTTGATACAATTATACAAGACGATGTAAGTGAATATAAATTTTATCAAGGAATGATAAGAGAAAAAGGTACTAGAAATGTCTTGAATAAATTATTTGACGTACTTAGTGCAGACAACCAAGAAAGTTTAACGTTCTACGAAGAATGGGCAATACGTGTAGGGCAGTATGGCGCAAGTAAGGCATTTGAAAATATTGAATTTGTTTTAAATCAATCAGCATTTTTTACAAATCCACAAGCGTTTGAATTAGTAAATTCAATTCCTTATACATTAGTAAACGATTTTGTTATAAGACAAACTCCCAACGACATTTATTTAAAACCGTTAGGTTATGCTTCGGCACCTTGGCCGCTAACTACTAACTATATACCGTTTTTAAATAGTGCCGGATTTGTAAGAAATTCTGAAGTGTTCAAAAGTTTAGGCACGTTATCAGAAATAACAGGTATTGATCCTGACACTGGATTATTATACGATATAACTACGTTCAACGCCGGATGTTACATACAAGTTTCATTTGATAATAATTCTTGGAATGTATATAAATTTACAAATTTAAATTTAAAAATTCAATCGGTATCTTTTAGTAATTCGGTATTAACATTTACTACAGAAAATATAGTAGCATTAACAGTTGGACAATATGTTGGTATTAGCCAAGTTGCTTCAATTGCTGGATTTTATCAAATTACATCAGTTAATTTAAATTCGTTCTCTGTATCGGCACCGTTAATTAAAACTATTAGTAATCCTTTTACACAATCTGCACAACTGATAGTTTATGGATTTTTAAGTCAAAAAATACAAACTACTGACAATTTAGACGATGTTATTGATAATGATTTATCAGCTAACCAACAAGTATGGGTAGAAAATTATTCAAACGGCAAATGGGCCACTTTAAGTTATAATCCAATATACTCGCAAACAGAAATTACAAATACATTCCCGATAGATAATTTAAACTATGGTAAAAATATAGTAATAAGTGGTAACGGTAAAATAGCTGTTACAGCTATGAATACTGGAGAAATTCGTATATGGGATAAGGCAGGCCAGACTAGTCCATGGATTGAACGCCAAACTATTTCGTTACCTCTTGCTTTATCTGGACTAAATGTTGCTCGCAATTTATCGACAGTGTTGGCAATAAGCGATGATGCATCATGGTTAGCAGTTGGATCTCCTTTAGCCGGCAACGTGCCGACAAGATTTAAAGGAGTATGGAATATATCTTCTAGTTATACAATAGGAGATATTGTAAGAGTATTTTATAATAATTATACACCAATCTTTTATCAAGCAATTGCAAATTCTTCTGCCGGAATAGCACCGGCCAGCGATTTAACTAAATGGAAACTAATAACTTATGTGCCATTGGATACATCAGGTACTGCTAGTGCATTTAGTGAACAAGGTCTTGTATCTCTGTACCAAAAAGACGGCAATAATATTTTTAGTTTAGTTGATCATATTGTTAGTCCAGAGCCACAGAACACTGAACATTTTGGAAATAGTATTAAATTTGGAACAAATTCCATGTATATTTCTGCACCAGGATATACAACACAAGCGGGACATGTCGGAGTTATAAGAAGATTTAATTATGCTACAGTAATAAATGCGTCTTCGCCTTATAATCCAGTAGGATCGACCGGAACAACATTAAGTCTGACTTCTACTATTGGTATACGTGCTGGAATGACAGTGTCAGGTGTTGGATTTACTAATCAGTATGTAGTTAGCGTATTAAGTTCTACATTATTAGAATTAAGTCTTGCGCCAACATCAATTCCTTCAGGAATTATATCATTTACTACAACTAGTTGGGTATTAGATTCGATTAATGTTTATTTAAGTCCTACCGGAACGTCTGCGTATGCAACTAAATTTAATATCAGTGCAGATAATACTGTATTAGTAGCATCTGGATTAGCAAACAATTCTTACGGATCTGTTTATGTTTATAAAGGCACGCCTACTATTACTCCTACACAGATAATTACAGGATCTGACGTATTTTTTGGAGTAGCATTAACTTTGACAGACTCTGGTAATTATCTAGCAATTGGAGATATAATTACTACGGTAACTAAAATTGATCAAGGTAGTGTTACAATTTATAAATTTAATTCTAGTAATAATCAATTTAATTATTATCAAAGTCTAACAAATCATTCAGCTAAATCTTCTGGATATTTTGGAACTAATTTAAGTTTTATGAACGGCGAAAATACTATTGTGGTATATAGCCAAGACGAAGACACTAGTCAATTGACTACCTTTGATACGATAACAACTACCTTTGATAAAAAATCTACCGAGTTCAGCGCACAGCATACTAATAGCGGACGAATTGATGTTTATGATAGATATGCAAACAAGTGGGTGTACAGCGAAACATTACAAACTAGCAGTCAAACAACAGACGGATATGGACTTGGATTTGCTGTAGGTGCAAATCATATATTAGTAGGTGCACCTTACAGTTTAGATTCTGGATTTAAGTCTGGAAAAATTTATGATTATTCTAAAAATTTAAATTCTTATAGTTGGAATGTATTACACTACGAAGTAGACAAACCTAATCCTAACAAAATTAAAAAAGCATTCTTATATAATAAAAAATTAGGAACTTTAATACAATACTTAGATATTATCGATGTTGCTCAGGGGAAAATTGCAGGCCTTGCAGATGAAGAAATAAAATTTAAAACATTTTATGATCCTGCAATTTATTCTGATTCGACTGGCACATTTACCGTAGTGACAGACAGTCAACAAGCCTGGACTAAATCTAAAGTAGGTATGTTATGGTGGAATTTAAGTACAGCTAAATTCATAGATGCGTATGACAATGATGTAATTTATAGAAATAGCAGTTGGAATACACTAGCAACTGGTGCAAGCATTGACATTTACGAATGGGTTGAGTCTTCAGTATTGCCTGCTGTATGGGATCAACAATCTGGAACAGTTGCTGGATTAGCCGCAAATATTAGCGGAACAAGTTTATATGGCAATAACGTTTATAGTAAGAGATCTCGTTATGACACACTAAGTCAAACAACAAGATATACTTATTATTTCTGGGTTAAAAACAAAACTACGATTCCAAATGTTTCAGGTCGAAATATTTCAGCGTCCGATGTGTCTACACTTATTTCAAATCCAAGAGGATACAACTATCCTTATTTGGCATTAACTGGTACTAATAGTTTTAGTTTAATTAATGTATCAAATAATTTGAATAACAGTGATGTTGTCTTATCAGTAGAATACTGGTTAATAGATAAAACAGATCAAAATATTCATCAACAATTTAAATTAATAAGCAACGATCCTATAACAACACTTCCTAAGTTAATTGAGCAAAAATGGATCGATAGTCTTTGCGGAAAAGATTCAGTTGGACGTGATGTTCCAGACTCAACACTTCCTGTTAAATTAAAATATGGTGTTGAAAACAGACCAAGACAAAGTATGTTTGTAAACAGATTTGAAGCTCTTAAAGAATTTGTTGACCATGCAAATATTGTGTTATCTGCAAATCAAATAACAAAAAATAAAAATATTTCAAATTTACAATCTTATGAAAAACTACCTAGTGTAATAACTGGATTGTTTGATTTGATTAAAACATCTGAAGTTGAAATTCCATTAATTAACACTGGCGGATATGTTCGACCAGTATTAGGAACTCCGGTAATTGCAGATGGTAAAATTATAGGCATTACTATTATAAATGCCGGCCGAGGGTACTTGTATGCTCCATATATTACTATAACAGGTTCAGGAGTTGGCGCAGTAGTCAGATCTACTATTAATTCAGCGGGCCAAATTACCGGCGCATCTGTTTTAAATAGCGGCGAAGGTTATACTAATAACACAACAGCTTCTGTGAGGGATTTTAGTGTATTAGTTGAAAGTGATAGCCAAGCTGAAGGATTTTGGAGTATATATTCTTATAATCCAGTTGATAACACTTGGGCAAGAGTTAGAACACAAAGTTATGATACTAGAAATTTCTGGGCATACGCTGATTGGTATGCAACAGGGTTTAATCAATTTTCGGCTATCGATTTTGCTGTTGACAATTATTACGGATTGAACTCTATTAACACAACCGTGAATCAAGTTGTTAAAATTAGAAATGCAAATTCAGGCGGCTGGGTGCTATTAGAAAAATATGCAACTTCTGCATCGACAGATTGGACACAGTCTTATAAAATTGTTGGATTACAAAACGGAACTATTCAATTAAAATCTACTCTTTATGAAAGTATCGACACAAATATTGGATACGACGGTTCGATATATGATAATGTTGTATACGATAATAACCCTTCTGTAGAATTAAGAATTATTCTACAAACATTGAAAAATAATATTTTTATAGATGATTTAAAACGAAATTATTTAGATTTGTTCTTTACCACAGTTCGATATGCACTTAGCGAACAACTATATTTAGATTGGATCTTTAAAACAAGTTTTGTTAAATCTACACATAATCTTGGAGTATTAGATCAACCGGTAACTTATAAACCTGATAATTTAAGTAATTTTCAAGATTATATTTCTGAGGTAGTACCGTATCGTAGTACCGTAAGAGAATATGTCAGCGCATTTTCTGGAACAGATTACGAACATACTTTAGTTACTGACTTTGATATTCCTCCAATATATGAAGATGGCATGGAAACAATTATCAATGCTTATGTAAGCAATGGTAAGATACAAGCGGATGATGCTAACATACAAACTTATCCTTGGAAAAACTGGTTAGATAATGTTGGATTTTCAATAACTGAACTTAAGATTGTAGACGGCGGTACTGGATATATTTCAGAACCGATAGTAACTATTACTAGTGATTCGGGTAGTGGTGCAACAGCCCGCGCATTTTTTGCTAACGGAGTTGTTAATCGAATTATAATACTAACACCAGGTTCAGGTTATCTGTCAGCCCCAACTGTAACACTAAGCGGCGGGCTATCAGTAGGCGGTAAACAAGCTACTGCAATTGCAATTATTGGAAATAGTGTAGTTAGAAGCAATTTAATTAAAATTAAATTTGATAGAACTACGTATTCTTATTATATTACACAGTTAGATGTAAGTCAAACATTTACCGGCAGATCTGGAATATTACAATTTAATCTAACATGGGCACCAGATATTAAAGTTGGAAATTCTTCAGTAACAGTTGACGGTGTGCTAATTCTTAGAGATTCGTACACATTAGCTGTAAAAACAACCACTACTAATGGTTACACACAATATTCTGGATTAATAACATTCTTAACATCTCCTGCTACAGGATCTGTAATTGTTGTAAATTATATTAAAGATGAATCTTTACTAAATGCTAATGATAGAATAAAATATTATTATAAATCAAGTAACGGATCGTTAGGTACAGATTTTGCACAATTGATGACTGGAATTGATTACGGAGGAGTTATTGTAAATGGGCTAGGGTTTGATGTAGCTACAGGCTGGGGAACGTTGCCGTACTATAGCGATAAATGGGACAGCGCAGATCCTACATTCAATGATTATATTGTAACAGTTTCTGCCAATACACATTCATTTACATTACCATATACTCCAGTAGCAGGAGTTGACATTAATGTATACCATTCAGTTTTAAATACTGATGCTTACACATCAGATGGTGTTACTACAAGTTATCCATTTAATTTGTATGATGTATTGCCAGTAGTTAGTGCAAATATAGCACACCAATCCGTCTCAATCCAGACTAATTACTACCCTCCAGCAGGTGCATATATTCCATCGACAACATTAACTGTAGCTAGCACAGTTGGCATCGTTCCAGGAATGACTGTAATTGGCGCAGGATTTGTTGCTGATTCTATTACACTTGTTCCATTGCAACAAGTGGTATCGGTAATTAACAGTACCACTTTAAAATTAAATATTGTTCCAAATACACAACCTAACGGCACATTAACTTTTACAAAAAATGTGGCTAAATCTACTATACTAGCGCTATCTAGTGTAGCTGGTATTCAGATTGGTGATGCGGTATCTACGTCGGCAGTATCAGCGTTTGGACAAGATACCGTTGTTACTGCAATAAATTCAGTAACTAATGAAGTTACGTTAAATCAAATAACATTTGTTACTATACTTAATAGTTCGTCTATAGTATTTTCTAGATCGTTATCACCGATCTTTTCTAATTATAATGCTATTTTATCTGCTCCGTTAACAGCTGGCACAAATATTATCATTAAGAGTTACTTTGATCCTGTAAGAATTGACGACCCTAATTACGGTACAATGTTGCAAACTAATAGTAATGCAGTAATGAGTACTCCAGTGATGAATGGTATTACTAGTGTAATTACGATACCAAATACAGTTATTGTAACAGATGGCGATAGATTTATTTTAAGACAAAGCACTAGCGACGGATCAGTTAAGCCATTAGATCAGGATTATGATACAGCGTTGTCTGGTGGTGATATGGGTTATACGACTGCAACTGGTCTGGCACCTGAAGATATTATTGTAGATGGTGATGATTTAATTAGTCCTACAACTAGCCCAGCACCTGAAGAAGTAGTTCCAGGCCAAATAGTGGATACACTGGCTATTAAAGTGTTTGACCAGCCTAACTCGGGTAGTGCAAATATAAAAGTAGACAAATATATTGCAGATGGCAATACTGTGCTATTTGATATAACACAGCCCATTAACAATTCCAGAGCTCTTATAGTTAAAAATAACGATTCTATAGTTACATATAACACAGATTATACAGTCGATTACAAAAATAAACAGATTAAATTTAACGTTGCTCCAATAGCTGGAAATATAGTTAGTATATTCAGTTTTGGATTTAATGGTTCTAATATTTTAGATATCGATTCTTTTGTAGGTGATGGATCAACTACTGAATTTTTAACAAAAGCGCCTTGGACTACTTATGAAACAAGTTTAGTTTATGTTGACGGTGTTGCATCAGTTATTGAATTATTCAAAACAGATTCAACCTATGCGGCTTCAAATCGAACTGGTATACGATTTGGTATTGCTCCTGCTGTAGGTTCTGTAATAAATTATGTAATTGTCAGCGGCACACAACAAACATTCAGTATTGCTAAGACTGAAAAGATTCCAACAGATGGAGTTAATCGAGTATACAATTTATTTTATCCAGTCGGAAATGTACTTCCAGCAGAATCTAATATGATTGTAAGAGTAGATCAAACTATATTGTCTAGTCCGATAAATCAGTATTATACTATTGCCAATAATGAACTTAGTTATACTGTAGATGAAGATAGAGCGATTCCTTATAGTATTACTATTGATAATATATTAGTATATGTTTCTGGAGTTAAATTGAATCTAGGAACTGATTATACAATCGATTTGGGCGGCATAACTGTAACTATAACTAAACAAAATTATAATTTATATCAAGGCCAAATTTTATCTATTAGCATTATACAAAATAATGGTTATGCATATTTGCCTAATACACAACAAATATCTTTTAGTAATGTTTATAATTCTTCAAATGTTGTAGAAGTAATTAGCTTTTACAATCAGGATATTTTAGATGTTCAAAGAACTGCATTTAACATTACAACTGATATATCTTACATACAAAATTCAGTAACATATTTTAATTACACGGGCCTTGGTGCTGGAATATTACCGTTAGATAGAACAGTGCTTAATGATTCGTATGTATGGATAACACATAATAATACATTATTGACTCCTTCGTTAGATTATAAAATATCAGACGATAAAAAATATGTATGGTTGGCTCAAACACCAGCTCTTAATGATGTATTTTCTTTAATGACATTCAGTAGTAATGTGTTGACTCCTGGCATTTCTTATATGCAATTTAAAGATATGCTTAATAGAGTTCATTTTAAGAGATTAAGCAAAAATAAACAAACACAGCTAGCTAATGATTTACATTATAATGATGTAGTAATCCAAGTAATCGATGCTAGTAATTTTGATAAACCTAACACGGCCTTACAAAAACCCGGAGTGGTTGAAATTTACGGAGAACGTATTGAGTTTTATCAAATTGATGGAAACACATTGAGTCAATTGCGCCGCGGTACACAAGGAACTGGAACGCCTCAAGTCCATCCAATAGGTACACCTGTGCAAGATATTGGTCCATCAGAAACACTGCCTTATTCTGAGTCTTCTACAATAACAACTATAATTAGTGATGGAACTAATATAGTTTCTTTACCATTCGTTCCTGAAAAATCAAATGAAATATGGACTTATTCAACTGGATTCACAAGCACAATACCTACCGGGTATGGTCAGAGCGACCAGCTTGAAGTATTCATCGCAGGTTATAATGATGCAATTGACTGGATGCCAAATGTAGAATATACAGTTGGAATTATAATTAAAGTAGCGTCTTATAATTACAGATGCATTACATCACATACTAGTTCAACTAATTTCTTGGCAGATAGCGCCAACTGGCAATTCTTTATCGGAAATTTAAGACTTAAAAAGAAACCGTACAAAGTTCATAATGAAACTATTGCACCTTATAGCCCAGCTGGGGATGTGCAGTTAGATGCCGAATTTGCAGTAGATGGAGTTAGTTCAAGTTTACGATTAACAAATTTAATACCTGCCGGCACTCAAATTACTGTGGTAAGACGAAAAGGCATAAGTTGGGATAGTTCGTTAAATATTCAGTATGACAATAATAACATTGCTACTTTCTTAAAAGCAACTCCGGGTATTTGGTATAGCGACAAGGTTGGATTAACAACTAGTACAACGTTTACTGGATCGTTTGATAATAGTAGTGCTGGATTCGATGATAATACAGATCAGTGGTAACAAAGGAAAAACATAAAAAATGTCACAATTAATAATTAATACAACACCGGGAGCTGCCGATAGTTTAAAATCGGGAGCTGCCAAAATAAACAGTAATTTTACTGAGTTATATTCTCTTTCTATACCATCACTGATTGGAAATAGCGGAAAATATTTAACAACTGACGGCAATGTAGTTACTTGGCAACCGTTTGTAGCTACTAATGGTGTTGTTACCACATCGGCTTATGCTGACCCTGCTTGGATTACTAGCCTAAGTTATACTAAACTAACAAATACTCCAAACTTAGCTGTTTATTTGACTTCTAATAGCTTGTCAGTGCGGACTGGTGTTGCTAGCGGAAGCGGAGCATTAAGCTATTCTGCAAATCAATTTACGTTTACTCCTCCAGTGATACCTACATATACTGTTTCAACCAACAGTGCTAGCGGCACTGGAAGTTTGAGTTTGAGCGGAAGTGTTTTCACTTATACACCGCCAAACATATCATCATTTATTAGTTTGAATAATTTAAGTGTGATAAATGTTACTCCAAGCGGAGCCGGTAATATAGCGTACAACAGCTCTACTGGATTATTTACATTTACTCCTCCGGCAACAGTTACTAATATTACCGGTAATGCAGGAACTGCTACCGCATTACAAACTGCTAGAACAATTAATGGAATTAATTTTGATGGTACGACAAATATTACAATTCCTGCGGTTAGTATTGCTAGCAGTTTAACTACATTGCCTAGTACAGTAATAAATTCTAGTTTGCAAACAGTTGGCACATTAACTGGCTTAAATGTTACTGGAAATACAGTAATTACTGGAAATTTAACAGTAACAGGATCAACAACTAGCACAAGTACAAGCACATTAAATGTAGCTAATAAAACTATTGTTGTTAGTAACGGTAGTACTAGTAGCGCACTTAGTGATGGTAGTGGAATAGTTGTAAACGGTCCCGCAACTCCTGCTAGTTTTTTATATACTGCATCAAATACTAGTTTTACAAGTAATATTCCTTTAGTTGCTAGTTTGTTTACAGGTAACTTAATTGGAAATGTAACTGGAAATGTAACTGGAAATGTTAGCGGCACGGCTGGTACTATTACAGGAGTCTACGGAGGATCGTTAACTAATGGTCAAGTAATAACAGCATTGGGCTATACTCCAATATCTCTTAACAGTCTTAGTGTGTCAACGGTAACTGCAAGCGGCAACGGCTCATTAAGTTATTCTGCAGGATCATTTACTTTTACACCTCCTAACTTATCAAATTATCTTAACGTTAATAGTTTAAGCGTAACAACTCAATCTGCAAGCGGTAGTGGATCACTAAGTTACTTAAATGGAGTGTTTACATTTACTCCTCCAAACTTATCAAGTTATCTAACAACTATTACAAGTAGTCAGGTAATTTCTGCATTAGGATATACACCACTTCAAAATACTAGTTTAAGTATAGTTACCGGAAGTCCTGCTAGCGGTGGCGGAAGCCTTAGTTATAGTAACGGTATATTTACATTTACACCGGCAAGTGTTCCTAGTTACACAGTATCAAATAGTTTATCTTCATCTGGCGGCGGTAGTTTAAGTTTAAATGGGACTACATTTACATTTACACCTGCTAATATTCCTACTTATAGTGTACAAGCAAATAGTCCAAGTGGATACGGGGGATTGAGTTTAAGCGGAAATGTATTCAGTTATACGCCCCCAGCAATACCAACTGTTCCAACATATACTGTACAAACAAATAGCGCCAGCGGTGGTGGCAGTTTAAGTTTAAGTGGAAGTACATTTACATTTACTCCTGCTAGCGTTCCTACTTATAGTGTACAGACAAGTAGTCCAAGCGGAAACGGTAGTGTAAGTTTACTTGGAACTGTTTTCACTTATACTCCTCCAGTAATTCCATCAGTTCCTTCTTATAGTGTTACTACAAATGGTGCTAGCGGAGGCGGAGCTTTAAGTTTAAGTGGTAACGTGTTTCAGTTTACTCCAGCCGCCCAGTTATCGGCCGCAACTACTACTACACTAGGCGGAGTGATTATACCAGCAGTTGGCACTAGTGGCATTACAAATACAAGCGGTACGATTGGAATTGCAACAGCGACTTCAAGTCAATTGGGTGGAGTTAAAGTTGATAACACTACGATTACTATTAGCGGTGGAGTTATAAGTGTTCCAGTTGCAAGTACTAGTATCGCAGGTGTTGTTAAAGTAGACGGGTCATCAATTACTATTAACAATGGTATTATTAGCGGAGCAGTGACTTACACATTGCCTACTGCATCAACTAGTACATTAGGTGGAGTTAAGATTGACGGCTCTACAATTACTATTAATAACGGAGTAATTACGGCTGCTCCAACTCTTGGCGGTGCCTTAAGTAGTAGAGCAACTGTATCAACTACGACAGCAAGTTTAGCCAATGGTACAAGTGCTACGGCAACAGTAACAGCGGCAAAAGGTTATGCACTATATAGTATTCAAGTTAATGCAGGAGCTTGGGTAACAGTTTATACTAGTAGTTCAGCACAGTCTACAGATAGCTCAAGGACAATTACAACAGACCCTACTCCAGGTAGCGGAGTAGTAGCCGAAGCAATTACAACAATAGCAACTACGACATATTTTACTCCAGCAGTGTATGGATTTAATAATGACGGTACTGTTGGAACAAATATGTATTTGAAAATTTATAATAACAGCGGTGGTACAAATACTATAACTGTAACCATAACATATTTAAAATTAGAAAATTAATATGGATTACAATCAAACATTTCAATTAAGTATATATCTGCATAATGACATCCATGATAATGGAATGACATTAAAGGAATATGCTGATGCTATATTAGCGGGTACTCATCCTATTTTAGGTCACGAAGAATTTGCGTATCAATTTGGAACCACTGAATACAACATGCAATTAGTATCTAACTGGGCTGTAGAAAATAATTTAACAATAATTATGGCAGAATCTGCTATTGCAACTATTAAAATACAAGGTACTTTAGGACATCTTAAAGATTTATTTTCTGTAACGTTACAAGAAATAACAGACAACAATCGAACTTATATAAAAAATATAACACCGGTTATTATTCCTGCAGAAATTTCTCCAGCAGTAAGAGATTTATTTGGATTTGATCAAAGTTTTATTGCAACTAATCATGCAGTTCAACATGATGCATCTCATCCTGAATTAGGAAGTTCATATGGAGGATCAGCAGTTACTCCAGTGCAGATGTGTACTGCCTACAATGCTCCTGCCGGAGATGGCTACGGGGGATGTATCGGTATATTCGAGTTAACATATAGCGGAAGTCCGGAAGGTTGGCAACAACCTGATGTTACTGCTAGTTTTAGTAGAATTGGTTTAACTTCTCCCTCTATAACTACAGTAATTGTAGATGGAGTAACTGTAAATTCTACATCAACTGCTGAAAGCATGCTAGATATATACTGTGCCGGAGCTGCCGCACCTAAAGCAAAAATAGTTTATTATATTGGACAAAACGGCGGAAGTATAACAGATGTTATTAATGCCGCAGTAAACGATACCACAAACAATCCTAGCGTATTAAGTATCAGTTGGGGCCTAGGCGATACTACCAGTTATGATACAGCGTTTCAATCAGGCACTGTTAAGGGAATAACATTTTTTGTCAGTGCAGGCGATAGCGGCGCAGTTAATTTAAGTATGGCAGCAACAGTTTGTAGTCAATACATTGTATCAGCAGGCGGCACAAATGTAACACTTAACGGATCTAATGCACTTACGGCCGAAGTAGCATGGGGAGATAGTGCTGGCACTGGTCAAGGTTCAAACGGATCAAATCATAACGGAGCAACTGGTGGAGGACATAGTTCCAGTGTTGCAGTTCCAAGTTGGCAGTCTGGACTAACATATACGACTACTACAGTATCTAACTCATCGGGATTGGGAACTCCAACTTCGTTGCCTTACAGAGGTGTTCCTGATTGGAGTGCTCCTGCTGATCCTAACACAGGGTATCAATTTTATATTGGCGGCACAAGTAGTGCGCAAGGATCACAAGTACAGTATGGAGGTACCAGTGCTGCCGCTCCATTTCTTGCAGGCCTATGGGTGCGCCTAACACAACTATTAGGTTATCGAATACCCTTTAATATGACAACATTTTATGCTAACAGCACAACACTATTCAACGACGTAACCACTGGAAACAACAGAGACGGTTACTCTACTGGCTATGTTTGCACTGCTGGATGGGATGCTGTGACAGGATTAGGCAGTCCAAAAGCTGATCAAATTTATAAATTATTCCATACAGGACAAACATACCCTAAACAAAATTTTGGTTTTAGGCCTAATGGACCGGCATACCCCCGAATATCAACCGGTGCAAGAACGGATTAAACTAGCACATAATGAATACGCATAAATATAAGATAAAGAGAGACCAACATGCAGAGTAAAGACCTAACCGGAATCCACATTGAGGGACATATTAAAATATGGGATCCTGAAAGTAAAGAAATCTATATTAATAAACGTAATGCAATTCATTACGAAAACATTAGTACAGCATTAGCCAATAGCTTATCCAACAACACTGATGGCGGATTTATTAGCCAAATGGCATTTGGCAACGGCGGAACTGCAATTGATCCTACAGGAATTATTACATATTTTACTCCAAACAGTAGCGGAAGTAATGCTAGTTTATACAATCAAACTTATTCTAAAATAGTTAATCAAAATTCTACTAGCAATACTGATCCTACTAGAAATTATATGGAAGTTAGGCATGTTACTGGTACAAACTATAGTGATGTATTTGTAACTTGTTTATTAGATTACGGCGATGGCAATGGTTCTGGACAGAGCGCATTTGATAATACTAACAATAACAATAGTACTTTTGTGTTCGACGAGCTAGGTTTAGTTAGTTATAGCGCCAGTGGCAATCCGCTTTTATTAACTCACGTAATTTTTCATCCAGTTCAAAAAAGTCTTAATAGACTTATTCAAATTGATTATACTGTGAGATTACAAAGTTTAACTGGCCTAGTGTCAGTTTAAGGGGTAGCAAATGCCATATCAAGTTACGTTTACTGATTCAACAAATCCTGCTAAACCGCCAATTACAGTAGCTGATCAAGCTCTTAATAATCAAACTAGTTTAACATTTGTTGGAAAAAATTATGCAGGTTATGCTCCTATTGTTGCTAACGATTTTTTACATTTATTAGAAAACTTTGCGTCTAATACTGCGCCTAGCAATCCTGTAGAAGGTCAGTTATGGTATGATAATACTAGCGGTGTTCATTTATTAAAAATTTATGACGGTACTACATGGACTGCGGCAGGATCAGTAAAGAAAAGTGCAAGCAGTCAACAACCTGCACCGGCAAATAGTGTGGCAGGAGATTTATGGACTGACACTACAAATAGCCAATTGTATATTTTTACAGGTAGTAATTGGGTTTTAGTCGGGCCTCAATTTAGTCAAGGTACTTTAACTGGCCCGCAAGTTGAAAATATTATTGATAGTGTTAATGTTTCTCATAGCGTTGTTACCATTTATTCAAATAATAATCGTGTAGCAATCATTAGTCAGGATTCTTTTACTCCTAAGTCAACGTTACTTGGGTTCGCATCAATTAATAAAGGTATTAATTTATATACAATTAGTACTGATGCAAATCCATCAGATGGTCTTAGTGCAGGATTATGGGGAACTGCACAGCAGGCAGCTTCATTATTGTATAATGGATCCGCAGTGGCGTCTACTAATTTTTTAAGAAAAGATATTTCAGATGTTAGTAGTTTTCCTATTAGTGTAAGAGCTAACGGCGGTATAACAGTTGGAAGTGCATTAAGTGTTAGTTTGGTAACAGATAATACAGGTAACGGAATTCTGTATAACAACTCTAGTAATAAGAGTATGAGTATTAGAGTTACACAGTCAAATGTGCCATATACTGCATTATATATTGATTCTACTTTAAAAATTGGTGTAGGAAAAAATAATTCAAGCCCTCAGGCAACCTTAGATGTTATAGGCCAAGTAAACATTGGCAATGATACTGCATCTAGTTTATTTGGAAGATTATTAGTTAACGGAACTAATGATGTAGGAGATTTAAGCACTGGAATAACTGATCCCGGTGGTCCAAGTATACAAACATTAGGTGGTTTGAAAGTAGCTAAAAAAACTGCATTAGGCGATGACACTACAATTAACGGACAATTATATTTAAATTGGCTTGATTCGAACGGAATCCCACAGACAGGATCAGCGTTATTACCAACTACAACCGGCATATATGATATTGGTAGCAGTTCTTATAGTTTTAGAAACATTTATGCTAATACATTTGTAGGAAATTTTACTGGAACTTTTACTGGTACACTACAAGGTAGCATAAGTGGATCGGCCGCAAGACTAGCAAGTGCCACAGAATTTATTTTACGAGGTGATGTAGCTAGTAGCGATGGCGGAACAGCATTTACTGGCCAAACTACTAATGGAACCGCTTATTTAAATACTGTTATCAGCCCTGATTTTATATCAACGAAACAATCAGCGGCTGATTCATTAGTAACTGATCAACTATTAGTATACAGACCATCTGTTGGTTTAATTAATATGACTAAACAAGTCTTGTTTAATCATATTCCACAGATTCCAGTAGGAGTTATTTTTCCTTATGCTGGATCTGCTAGTTCAGTTCCTACAGGTTATTTGTTATGCGATGGCAGCGAAGTTCTAACATCAAAATATTCAACCTTGTTCAGCATAATTGGGTATACTTATAAACCTGCTAGTTCGTTAATTGGATTTGGAACATTTGGATTACCTGATCTTAGAGGTAGATTCCCGTTAGGTAAAGATGATATGAATAACGGACAGGAAGTTCCAAGCTCGGACGGATCTGGAACATTAGTAAATGCCGGCGGTGGTTCTGCTAACCGTGTTTCAGATATTACTGGTAAAACTTTAGGAACAGGTTCAGGTACTCAGCAAGTTACAATCGCAACTAAAAACCTACCAGACCACAAGCATAATTTAAGTAGTAGTGCCGCGCAGTATTATGCTCCAGGTCTGCCAACTGGTGTACCTGATCCGGCAGCAATTCCTTCATATGGTTTACCTAATTTTAGTACCGGTTCAGGTCTTCCAAACAGCGGAGGAGTAATTCCAGATCAAAATACTACGTTAGGAAATGCATTGAATGTGATGAATCCGTATGCAACTCTTAATTATATCATCTATACCGGAGTCATTTAATGACATATTCAATTATTTTAACTAACGGAAGTACTTTAACGCAGATTGCAGATGGTACACTTGATCAAACATCGACAGATCTTACACTAATTGGTAAAAATGCTAGCGGTTACGGAAACTATATTGATAATAATTTTGTAAATTTACTTGAAAATTTTGCTAACATAACACAACCGATACGTCCAATAACTGGACAACTATGGTTCGATACTACTGAAAATCGTTTAAAAGTTTATGACGGCACTGTATTTAAGGTTAGCGGCGGAACAATTATATCTAATACTGTTCCTAGCAGTATAACTGCCGGCGATCTATGGATAGATAGTGCCCGCCAACAGCTTTATTTTAATGATGGTACTAGTACAAAACTAGCAGGACCTATATATACTTCTACTCAAGGTATTACTGGGTTTAGTACATCTGATGTATTAGACATTAACAATATAAGCCATACAATTTTATTACTTTATGTTGCTCAAACATTAATCGGAATATTCAGTAAAGATAATTTTACACCGGCTACCGCAATAGGCGGGTTTACCGGTAGTATAACGGCAGGTTTCAATGTAGGGAATTATTCTGGAATTAAATTTAGTACACCGACAACACAAGCTGATTATTTGTTGGCTCCGGACGGAACACACAAAACTGCCGCGAACTTTTTAAGTACAACTGATAGTTCAAGCACAACCGGCACCATTACTATTCAAAATTCCACACCTTTAGTGTTGGGAGTTGGCGCCAACACAGAAATAGATGCTACATCGACATTATTTCAGATTAAGTCAAATACTGTAAATCAAAATTTTGGAATTAATACTCTCAATAATAGCGGATTGCAGAATAGTTTGTTTATTAATAGTGCAAACAAGTATGTTGGAATTTATACAAACACTCCAACTAGTACATTAGATGTTAATGGTGATGTTACTGTAGAGGGTAATCTTACAGTAAAAGGCAGTACTTTAACTGTTAGTACGACAGTAATTAATATTGCTGACAAATATATTACATTGGGCCAAGTTCAAACTCCTAATAATAGTACGGCAGACGGCGGTGGTTTAATCCTAGCAGGCGGCGCCGACACAAATAAAGTTTTCCAATGGGCAGTAAGTAATTTAAGTTGGAATAGCAGTGAAAATATCAATTTAACTGCTGGAAAATCTTACTATATTGGCGGATTTAATGTTCTTGGAACTAGTGGCGGCTCGATTGCACTGGGATCTGTAGTTACCAGTGCGCCAGGCTTAACTAGTGTAGGTACACTAAATGGTGTCAGTGTTAGTTATTTGACAATTGGCGGTACTGGAAATGAATCTAGAATAGCTTATACTAATAACAGCCAGTCTAACGGCACAATATATCTAGTTCCTAAGGGAACTGGAACAGTAGATTTTGGTAGTTTTAACTTAACCAACGTAGCAACACCGATTAGTACAACAGACGGTGCAAACAAATCTTACGTAGATACTGCAATTTCTAAAGCACCTTTAGCCTTAAGTTTAACTACAACTGGACTAACTAATGCTCAGATTGCTGGTAATTATCTAAGTAAGGTATTTCCTAGTACAGAGCATCCGGATAACACCATTGCTAGGATTGTTTGTACGGATTCAGGAACTACAACAGTTAGACAATTTCAGTTATTAGCTGGAACATGGTCGTTCCAGACTCAACTGTGATGCAAAATAGAATAAATACACTAGAATAAGGAACGGGCGAAATGTCATATACCATAAACAGATTTAATGGAACTCAAGTAGCTATAGTAGCAGATGGGACCATTGATTCTACATTAGATCTTAAGTTAATCGGCAAAAATTATGCCGGATACGGTGCAGTACAAAACGAAAATTTTGTGTATTTGCTTGAAAATTTCTCCGGATCATCGCAACCTCCTCGCCCTGTTAGCGGTCAATTATGGTTTGATAGTAGTGCAAACAAGTTAAAATTTTACGATATTAACGGTAAATTTAGAATTGCAGGCGGTGCAGAGATATCTGCAACCCAACCTACTGGATTGACACAAGGTGATTTTTGGTGGGATACAGTTAATCAGCAACTTTATTCTTATAATGGTTCAGGATTTACATTAGTTGGGCCACAAGGCGTTGCTGGTTCAGCAACAACTCAAATGCGCTCAATTAGTGTGTTAGATTCTAACGGTACATCTCATCCTATTATTGAAGCTCTTGATAACGGAAACGTAATATTCACAATTAGTTCAGATGCTGATTTTGTGCTAAACAATTCAGCTAATGCTATTACAGGATTTTCGACAATTCATCAAGGTGTTACTTTAGTCTATACTAATAATGATTCTCTTCCAGGGCAAACTACAAGTAATCATAGATTCTGGGGAACATCGACTAATTCAGACCGCCTTGGCGGATTAAGTGCAAGTAATTTTATTCAAACTGGAAATGCAGTATTTTCAAGTTTAGTTCAGTTTGGAGATGCTGGTTTTACAGTAGGTGCAACTCCAGCTAAATTAAAAATTTACAATAGTGCCGCTACTACTCCAACAATTATTAATCAAGTAGGCGATACTTTAGCTTTTGAAACAACTGTTAATGCTGTTACTAAAAATCCATTAAATTTAGTTGGATCGGACATGCTTCCAGGTGTAACATTATCTAATAATATCGGTTCTAGTACGTTACAGTGGAATAATATCTACGCTGGATATGTTTATAGTACTGCTCAGCAAGCTGATACATTGAGTGTTAGCGGAACATATAGAACTGCAAGTGTTGCTAGTGCAATTAATACTATTGCAGTTCGTGACAATTTAGGCAATTTAAATGCTACATTATTCCAAGGTACTGCTACTAGTGCTAATTACGCTGACTTAGCAGAAAAATATCTTGCAGATAAAGAATACGAGCCAGGCACTGTAATATCAGTAGGTGGCAGTGCCGAAGTACGTGCTAGCGTTTGGGGAGAAAGACCAATTGGTGTTGTTTCTACTAACCCTGCGTATATGATGAATAGCGAGCTAGTAGGTGGAACATATATTGCCCTTAAAGGTCGAGTACCATGCAAGGTTACTCAACCGGTGAATAAAGGCGATCAATTACTTGCAACTAATGGCGGCTTGGCAATATCTATTCAAAATATTGATGATACTGCTGTAACATCGCTATATCCTTTTGCTATAGCATTAGAAGACTTTGATGGTAGCACCGAAACTGGTGTTATTGAAGTTGTAGTATTATAAATAAAAGCTAATTTAAAGGTACATTATGGCAGGTCAAGGAACGTTAATTGTAGCAACAGATTATAATACAATTCAATCAAAAATTGCATTGGTACTTGGTACTGGCTCGTCAGATTACGGATATAATCAGCAAGTTTTGAGTAGCCAAGTTAATAATCTAAATACTAAAATTACAGTTACTCAATGGAATAATTTAAGAACAGATTTATTATTAGCTCGCCAGCATCAAACTGGTACAGATCAAAGTGCTAATTTAGCTTTGCCTACAACTAGTACTACTATTAAAGAAGCGGATCGTGCGGCGTATAATAGTTTTGCAGATGTAATTACAACTAATAGATTAGTAGTTCCTCCTAGCAGTCAATACTCTTTAATTCCTACGGTAGCTCCAGTGGTTAGAACTAACCCTTGGGCAAGTACAATTAGTTATACATTAACTTTAAATTTTCCAGGATACACTAGTGGTTCGACTGTAGTTTCTGCTATAAACAATGCCCGAGCATTTTTTAATGCAGGCGGCAGTGTTAAATTTAGTGCTAGCTTTACTAATTACACTACTGACGGATCATTAGGCGTTAATCAATCTTGGGCAACATTGCTAACTAATATGGGTACGATTAATTTTGGTGCCCATGCAACGACTAACACTGGCTCAGGCACTCCCCAGGCTAAAGGATTTTTTGACCTTACTACTAGCGATCAATTAATTTTTACTAAATTAGTCGATCCTGCTTATACTCCTACATATAGTCCTAACCAATATGATTTGTATGCAAGATTTGGTAGTACTAATGCTCAAATTATTTTTACTCCAACATTTAGTTATACTGGCGGCGGCAATATTCATGAAGCTGCCAACGGTACATTGACTAGTAATGTAACGATATTAACACCTAGTGGTAGCAATGTTTCAGTTGCCGCTCCTACAACTGTTAGTTCAACTTTATAATACCATAACCCATTGACAAGCTAATTACTGTAGTGTATTATGTACACTACGGAGTTTATCTATGGACGAAAGAATTGAAAAAGCGTTTGAAACAGCCAACTATATGGCTACACTTTCAAATCAAAAACGAATAATACAAGAAGAATTTACACAAGAGTTAGTGTTTTATATTAACGGTAGTACTTTTCAAATTACCACAGAACTAATTTGTTATGTCAAAACATTAATTGATATAAATCGTACAATTGATGTGATATTAATCGATAGTAATAATGTGCCTGTACTAATCGATGACATACAACAGTTTTTTAACGATATTTCAAATCAGTATTTTACAGCTACTCAAAAATATTTAGAAAAATACGCCGATATTAGAGTTAAAAGAAAAATTAAGGATATTGTTGAGTTATGACACAAGGTGCAGTTCTTGTTGCTCAAAATAATTCTACAATTGACTATGTTAAATTGTCTGTATTTTCAGCTAAACGGATTAAAAAATTCTTAGATATTCCGGTCAGCATTATGACTGACAGCCGGGGGTATTTAGAATCACAATATCCTGATCATCCGTTTGATCAAATAATAGACATACCAGCAGATGGAAATTATTTCCAGCGTAGATTTAATGACGGATCGTTATCGAGTAAAATTCTTGAATGGAAAAATTTATCAAGATATCTAGTATACGATCTTACACCTTATGATACAACTCTAGTGCTAGATGTTGATTATATTATAAATTCTTCTGTATTAAAATTAGCATTACAGGAAGATTATCCTTTGCAAATTTATTCGCAAAGTATGGATATTGCAGAATGGAGAGATTCATCAGAATTTAAACGTATAAATCCTTATAGTATACCTTTCTTTTGGGCTACTGCATTTGTATTCAATAAAGGTAATATAACGGCTTCGTTCTTTGCGGTACTAAGTCATATAAAAGATAACTGGGAATATTTTAGAACACTTTATTGTGTAACTAGTCCTATGTTTAGAAATGATATAGTTTTTAGTATAGCTATACATATTATGAATGGAAAAAAATCTGGAGATTTTGCCAAAGAATTACCCGGAAAAATGATTTATGCAAAAGATACAGATATTCTTATCTCCGCTGAAGACACTACAATGAAATTTTTAGTAGAAAAAAAGGATTACTTGGGTGAATATACTTTAGCAAAAACACAAGGACTTGATATTCATGTAATGAATAAATTGAGCCTTAGCCGATACATAGACGGAGGTTCAGGTGTCTAAAGGATTTTTATTATTTGCACAAAATACTGATTCTATCGATTATGTTAAACAGGCGTATGCGCTTGCTCTCAGTATTAAAATTAGTCAGAATAGCATTAACAATGTATCCTTAGTTACTAATTCAAAAGTTCCTAAAAAATATCGTGATATATTTGATAAAATTATTCCGATTCCTTATTTTAAAATAGTGGAAAATAGTCCGTTACAAGCCGAACACAGATATCAATTATATAATGCTAC